ATTCCAGGGATTGAAGTTACATCAGAAAATGCCGGTGATAATGGGACCCACTTCTGTTCCTTGAACTTAGAAATGGCTGTGATCCCTTTGCTTTGTCTATACTTATCAAGACTAAAGCTCTGTTTCTGTACAGCTACTGCTGCTTCTGTTAATGATTTCTTAGCCATGATTAAAAAGGTAAGTCGTCAAATGCATCATCTGATGGTACAGGCTCCTCAATAGGAGCTGAAGGTGCTTCAGGGGTAGCTACCGGAGCTGCTTTATGAACTGAAGCGTAATCTGTTACAGGTTTCTCAATAGCTTCTTCTGCTGTTTGAGGTTCGCCTGTATAAGGAGTCAATACCTCCTTGATAATCTGACGTAGCTCATTAAAACTCTTTTTAGAGAACTGCTCAATAAGATCAGGCTGATTGTTGATGTAACTGTTTCTTGAGCTATCGTCTGGTGCTAGTTCAGAAGTCTGCCCTAACTCAAACTTAGTTTGCTTATATGTTCCCATATCCTCAATCCATACTCGTAAGTCTCGTCCTTTTAGTGGGTCATATATTAACTGTCCATCTTTTTCGATGTTATCTAATAAAGAACCTAACATCTTTTCAGTTACTCCCCAATACTTAACGCCTTGTGCTTCAAAGCCTCTAACTATTACGGGGATGAAGAATTTTACAGAAGGTCTTAACTGCTGTAATATCTTCCCTTTAACTTCAGGATTCAATCCTGCATACTCTTCAGAGTCCTCAGATGTGAACATCTCTGTAAACATTTCAATAGGATCGGACTCGCCATAAGAAGATGGTGATAATATTGAGATATTATACTGTCTATCTCCTACTTGTTCTTTTACTCCTGTGTTGTAGTAAAACTTTAACTCTTTGATTGGAATATCCCCATCAGGCATAGGAACGATACGCACTACTTGCGGATCATTTAACTTTGCTCTAAACAAAGCCCTGTCTGATGTTTTGTTGGTGGGTTTTACTTGCTGATTAAACCGGCTGCGGAATGCGTCCAGTTTGGCCTTCTGGGCCGACTGATCAAAACTACTCATAAAAACTAAATTTAATTAAAACTATTATTATTATAAAACTATTACTGATTCAAATCAATGATCCTGTGGATTTTTGTATTGAGTTGTTTCAGACTATTGTGTTGTGTAAGTAGAATACAGTTCCTGTAATGGTTCCAATCTACTTTATAATTTACATCAACTACTCCACCATTAAGCTTCTTGATAAGCTCGTTAAGCGCATTAATCGTGTAAAGAGTATTCGACTCCTTCTTACGGTGCAATAAGATTGTGTTTTCAGGGATTGTGTTTACATTCCCGCCATCAACATTATATGTTAACACATACTCATCAGATTCCGTAATCTGCAGTGCAAATATTTTATTATACTGTATCGTATAGGTTGTTTTAACATCCTCAATAAGACCATCAAGTTCTGATAGTGTTGTGAATGTAGCAAATAACCTTTTATTTATTTTACCTTCCATAGACATTATATCGAAAACACTAGCAAAATCATAGCTAGAGCCTTTCATATAAATATCCGTATCGTTACTTAAAGTTGTAATCATAACCACTTTTTATTGTTGTATTTAACTTTTTGTTTTTGAATACGCTTTGTATCCTTTCTAATAACTTTTCTTCTCCTTTTTTAACATCAAACAAAAAGCTATCATAAACTGTTAAAACTATCCTTGTCTGTGCCTCTTTCAATATATCTTGAATCTCCAGCAGTATTTCCACATTGATCGAAGTCTCTGTTGCTTGTAAGAAATAATTAAATAGCTTCTCTTTGTTTATCTCTCCTAGATCCTTCTTCTCAAACCTGTGACCGCTTATCGGCTCCTCAATAAATCCTTGGTCTTCATATTGAGTGATCAGCTCATCCTGTTTTCCAAGTAATAATCTAAAATACGTTAAATCTTTGTACTTTGCAAATATTCTTCCATAAAATTGTTGGAAAGTTAACTCTTTTGCTTTGTCTCTCTCAACTCCATACATTTCTGCAAAGTCTTGATGAACATCCTTATTCTTAAACTCATAACCTATAATCTGAGAAACTATTACAGGGTGGTAAGCAACTACATCAAACTCTGCAAAGTAATCATTGCGAGGAACGAATGAGGAGCGTTCTCCTGTCTTTTTATTTAGAGCAGCATAGTTTACCCCTCCGTGCTTATTTGAAGGCCGTGTGGTAACTGTATTTAAGTTGTACTGGGTGTATACGTAAGGCTTTTCTCTGTTATAGAAATGTTTAAAGAATATGTCGGTGTCGATTCCAAGACTTGACCGCTCGATGTTGTGGTAAACCAATGAAACCTTTTCGTTGTAAAATCTCTCATATTTAGTGTTATTTTTATTTAGTCTACTTCTAATCTGCTCGTAATCTGACTGACAAGCTTCATAATGCTTTACTATTGGGATGATCCTATTGAGGTTTCGCTCCGTTGGGAATCTCTTTTCGAAGATTCTGTGCGTAACGGTAACACTAGGGTCAAAAGTATCGGGAGCAAGAACACAATCGTGTATAGACTGTAAAGAAAAATAGTGAAGAATCTTCTTACTGTCGTAGCAAAAAAGAACTTCATAGTTTTGTAAGATTTGGATAACTTCATTTATATTAACATTTGTTGATTCTGTATGGGAAACGGGAATCATAAATCCTTTAGTAGCCGCCAAAGGACGAATATAAATGGCCGATACTCTATTCTCTGCAGGATGTAAACGCCTGTCTACACCTATAACATCAAAGTATGCTTTCTTATAACCGCTATTTCTCAACTCAGTGAGCTGATCCTTAGTTTCTACTAACCAGTACATATAAAACCTATTTGTTATTAATATAGGTTATTTTTTGTAATACTGCAAATAATCTTCTCTAAATATTCTTGAAAATCCAGGAAGACGTTGTTGCTCCTCTGTTTGTCTAACTATGTTTTTATTCGTGGTATATACTAGCTCCTTATCTCCAGATATTTGCCAAGGTAAAGAGATCCCTTGATATAGTTGCCATTGAAGCCTCTTGTTCTTATTATTCAAATCTTTGAAGTCTTTTTCTGAAATCTCAAAGTAAATGTTCTGATTTGTCTTTTTCGTGAAGTATCTCTGGAACTCCCCTATATCATAGTTATCTTCTGTTGGTTTTGGGATATATCTTTGTGGAACCACTCCAGGAGTCTTTGATGTTATCTTAGGATCGTAGTCGGTTACCCAAGAAGATGAGTTACTTAAAGGATCAGGAGCTTCCTCTCCTGATTCTTCTATTTGTGGTAATAAAGAAATAGAAGGTAAGTCCGTTGGGTTCTTACCAGAGAAGGCTCTCCCTTTTGAGTCTAACCAATAAAAACCTACATAATCACTCCCGTCATCAGATCTTGAAAAATCCTGACCGTTCGTATATTTATTCTCTACTATTTGTGATTTTGGTAAATACATTTATTACTTATCAAGTGAATAGTTTACATTTTCTGGATTTATAGATACTGGACCCCTTTGGACTGCGTAATGAATGTGATTAGTAGCTCCTTTATATTGAGGTTGTAGGTCTACTTGAACTGCTGTACCTATAAAATCTCCTTTTGATATATTCTTGCCCATAATACTTTTTTCATAAGCAACATAGAATATCTTAACAATATAACCTTTATACTCTCCGTTTCCTATTATTTTAACTCCAGGAAGAACCGAATAGTCCTTTGCAAATGAAGGAACTACCTTTCCGGTTATAGGGGCAAAAACTGCTGTTCCTTTTCCTGTGTATAAAGGAGGTTTTGTTACAATAGAAGCTAAAGTGCTATTTACAGTGTCTGTTGTAGGATTTATACCTGCTCTTTTTGCATTCCCATATAAGTATGGATATTCTTTGAATAAATCTATATCATTAGCTGGAGATACTACTGTAGGTAGATCTACCCCTCGGTGTGTTCCAGAATCTCCTCTAGATGCTCCGAAAGCCCCACCTCCTGCATCATCATTCCTAATATTAAAAGGAGGTAAAGTTGCTAGAGGAGGAAAGAAAGTAACCCCGTCTAAATCGTCTGCAATATCTAAATCTGTATTGGTTCCTAAAGCTTCTGTGGCATCTGAGCCTAAAGAATCTACTCCCGACTCTAGTTCTCCTGAATCTTTTGTGTATGGTTTTATGAGGGCCTCTATTTGTGTTGCCCAGTCATTTTTTGATAATGCATGGCTTACCTTAACTATAACGAACTCA